AGACAGTGCCTGTTTCCCCTGTAGCCGCAACCCCTGTCGGGAAGACGTTTGCCTCCGCAACAATGCTTACGGTACCTATCCCGCCTGTCGCCTCCAAACCAGAAGGCTGTACAGTAGCGGCACCGCTGACAGAGACAGTTCCCACTGCTCCTGTTGTGGATACACCAGTGGGGAACACCGTGCATCCCAGCGATAAGTCTACAGTGCCAACGGCCCCCGCAGCTTGAACACCGTCAACTTCTACTATGATAAGGTCCGTACCCCAAGAGCCTTGGCCCCAAGCGGTAGAACCCCATCCTATATAAGAGGTCGAAGACGGCATCTATCCATCCTATGCAATTCTAATAATAGCGTTGGATGCGTCCGCAGTTGGGAATTGGATGGTAAAGTCACCTGCTGTAGATGTCTTATCGGCACCAAAATCAAGAACTGCTACGGCTGGATCGCCGCCGCCCGACTTGTATATCAACGCTCCACGCGCCGTAATCGTCGCTGTAGACCACGTAGTATTGTCAAAATCTAGGTAAGCTGTGGTACCAGATGTCGTTGGAGCAACAACAGTTAACGTGTTACCACCCGCTGTATAACCCGTACCGGATACTTCATTTGTTGTACTATACGCTGTTGTCGCTGCACCCAGTGTTGCGGATGAGGTAAACAGTGCGATTTTAAATGTTTGTGACGTGTCACCGCTAAAGTCCATCTCACCATCGAGAAGGGCCTTTTTGAAAGACGTGCACATTGCTTGAGTAATTGCCATTTCTAGCCTCCTATTCTACTTCCATTCTGAACTGCCCAGAACGATAAGTGTCTTCACGAAGTTTGCCATCGCCAAGGGTTTTCAGCAGTTTTAACGCTTGGACATACATGCGCTCGTATACTTGAACCATGTCTGGTTCGCCCTTCATAAACCTTAACGCTTCCAATAGCGCACCGTTAAGTAGAGCAGAATCAAACTCGTCCCCAAGCCATGTAGTGTTAGCAGTAACGATGGATTCAGGATAATATCCGTAATGTAGCTCCATTGTGTAGTTACTGTCTGGGGTAGGTCCGAGGATGATTGAGTCGTCGTCAAAGTACGCATAATGCTTTGGCAACCCTGTCGCTGTAGGCGTAGGGTATGCTTCCCTAATAAAGTTAACGTCTTTGTTCAACAGAAAATGATACTCCCCGCTACTATCTACAACCGCAAGGCTGTACGTATAGAGGAAGTCTGTCGGTGCACCAAGATACTTATTGCCCGAGCTTAGCGTACCAGTCACATTCCTGCGTAATGCGGGAATCTGAACAGTGTTGTATATCTTCTGCTCTGCCTGTTCTGTGAACATAGCAAGCTGGGCATCAGTGAAAGTATTTTCAGTGATGTCCTCGATATTGGCTTTTAGCTCGGTGTAATTCATGGTTTAAGCCATCGGTCCACGGGCGTATAGCCCTTTTGTTGCCGCGCCAGTACCACGAACTTTCACCTTACCGCCTTTTTTGTATCCGCTCTTCATACTCTGGCCTGTCTTAGCTGCGTATTGTTTAGCAGCCTTTTTGCCTTTAGCGTCGTATGAGAACGTTTTGTTTCCTACTTTTGGCATAGTTATCACTCCTATGTAATTTGTACCGTAACTTGTCCTATAAATCCAGTCCCTATAGTACCCCCACTATCCACTACACCGCGTACAGGTATAATTTGTGCGCGACTTTGGGCGTACTGCGTGGAATCGGGCCTCGGATCGCGCAACGCTTGCGGGTCATGGACCGGAGTTTCCCCCAGATTTAACTGCGGATTATCAGGACTCCAACACTCAGGACACGCTTTTATGTTCGTGTCTTTATGCTTCCGCACAAGGTTACGCAACTCACGTAGACGGTAGGTAAACCCACAAACGTCGCAAACCCCAAGGGCTTTCTGGGCTGATGCGAACCTAGTACCCATGTTAAATCCTCGCTACACGCGGGACAAACCGAGCAGGTGTCTTTTCTCGATCTTCACCAGCGGCTAGTTGGAACTGCTCTTCATAGACTTGCTTCAACAGACCTACACGTTCCACCAGCGTCGGCTCTTTAAGCGCTATGTTATAGGCCAAACCAGCAACGAGGCACGGTAAAAACCTAAAGTTCATATCCGCAGTTTGAATACCACTGCCAGCGTCCTGTATGCGGCGCATACGCCAATAACGGAAAACGTAGTTATCTGAGTCAGGGACGGGCCAGACGTTGATCTTAGGGTTATCACGAAGCCTCTCGATCCACACTTGAATAGGTCTACCACGTGATAACTTGTTCGGAATCGAAGCGTAAGTGCTTACACTAATACGAGTTATACTAAGATCAGATTGTGTTGATTGATTACCTTGCCCTGTACGTATTACTTGTTCTAGCAAATCAATCGTATCTGCTGGCAAATCATACTCGGACGTGCCTGCTGTTAAATTTACAGACCCTTCGTCAATAGTCCAAAGGTTTATACCACGGTTCTGCCATTCAATCGTTAACAGGTTCATGGATCGACGTGCTGTACGTAAATCATAGCCCGACCGCATTTCACGGCCCGCACGTTCCCACGCTTCCTCAGCGATCTCCGTGAAGTCCATGTCAAATGAGGTTGTGCCTGATGTCGTCATGATGTTGCCCAATCACCTTTGAAAAACGATTCGACCTCTTTCATGAGGCCATCTTTACTTTTACGGCGGTCAAGCTCAATGCCGTATTCGCGCATCAAAGCCTCAAGCTCTTTCTTAGTCATGCCCTGATAATCTGGGACTTTCTTAGCTTTTGGCTTCGTTTTTGCTTTTTTCGCCGCTACAGGCTTTACACCCATAGATTTAAGTTTTGCCTCTGCCTGACTCTTAGTCATCAAGTCAAAGACTTTAACGTCATAAGTACCATCGGCGTTTTTTACACCTATCTGATACACTGGCTCCCCTGTAGAGAACCTGCCATTCTGGAAGATTTGCATTATTTCTTCCCTCTCTTTCGTTTGGCTGGAGATACTCTACGCGGCTTACCAGCGGGTTGCCCCAGCCGTTTCTTTTCGGTGATTTTTTTGCGTTTCTCAGAAGCGCTCATCTCACCGCTAGTTTTGGGAGTCTTACTGGACACTTTCTTTGTAGGTCTACAATAAGGTGTCCCGCGTTTCTCCCCCTTTTTTCGTCCACAAGCCTTACCAGTACGCACGTCTTTCCAGTCCTCTTTGAACCAGCGTTTAAGTGCAGCACCTTTTGCAGTCTTGCGAACAGCCATTACTTACCTGCCTTTTTCTTTCTGCATTTAGCAATGGCACCTGATGCGTAAGCGGACGGGAACACTTTGTACGACGCCTTTACCTTGCGGTAGCAAGCATCTTTTACTGTCCCGCCCTTTTTGTAGCTTTTCTTACTACAACTAGAACATCCGCAGCCATCGTTGCGGTAGTATCTACGCATTAGGAACCCTTCATCTTCACCATTTTACATGGACGAACAGCGCCGCCACGGGCCATACCGCAACCGCGAACTTTGCCACCAGACTTCATTTTCTTGACCTTGCCGCCTTTGTTCATCATAGGCATCTGAGGTCCACTAGGGCCACCTTCACGTGGGTCCCGACGCTTCTTCTTGGGCTTAGGGGGTAATGGTCTGGGTGGAGCCATCTCAGGCGCTGGCATACTGGGCGTACGACGTTTACGACCTTTCATCGTAGACTCGTCTTGCGGTGCTTCACGCATCATTGAGGCCATACCGCCCATCTGATACTTCTTCACCTTACCGCCTTTTTTCATTTTGCCTTTACCGTCGGCAGCATAATCAGGGACCATCTTTCCATCTGGACCTTTGACCATATTTAGCTTACCGCCAGCTTTATAACCTTTCTTCATCTTCATGAACTTCTCTCCTACTTTCTTAGGAACCCCTACTTCTTCAGCGAACTCGGGGTTGTTTGCTACTGCTGCCATAAATCGTTGCTGTTTCTTAGATTTAGCGGGCATCCTGTCACCTCTTAATTGAGAACCCATCTGCGAACGAGTAATTGCCATATCAACAATTCCATTTACGCAGACTCTTGTTAATGCGGCTGTTCGGATCGTTAGCTGTCTTCGAGCTAGTATTGCGCTTCTTCATACCTTTCATGCGAGCGCAAAACGACTTACGACGCTTCGCCGCCTTAGAGCCTTTTTTGAGTTTGCTGGGCTTAGTAGTAACCGCTGTCTTGAGCTTACTGCCGGGATTTGCCCGACGATAACTCGCAACACCTTTCTTATTAAGACCACCAGACTCGCTCTTACCTTCCTTGCGTGTCCACGCAGGAGTTTTTACGGAGCCGCCTTTTTTGTAGTAAGCTCTCATAATTGACTCCTCTAACTATAGAAGAAGGTCATGGCGGTGATATTCGTCGCTGTAGACACGTAAACGTCCGCAGAACAGCGAATACCATCGTCAGGGATGTTTATGGAGTGGGAGTCAGATGCTAGAAAATCAATATCCAGCACTGTGTCGCCGCCGTCACCGTTAGTAACAGTTAGACGCCCTGCACCCGCACCCGTCAAAACTTGTATCTGACGAACACGCGCTGGCCCTACAGCCAACGAGCCTGCCGCAGTAACTCGTTTTGTTAATACATCAGAGGACATGGGCTACCTCCTTATCCAGCAGATACTGTTAGAACACCTGAGTTGCTATACAGTTGACCTGCAACAGAAGGATCAGAGGTTGGTAAATCTTTGAAGATGATTACGCTGTTCGTACCGTCGTGAGCAATCGAGATGTTCTCGGTTACTGTGCCAGTACCGGCAGCTTTTGAAATGTCCTTAAAACCATTCTCGGAACGGACTGGACCTTGGAACGTAGTATTAGCCATGCGAATCTCCTGTCTCGGCTAGTGTCAGTTTCACCACGAAACTGTCAGGGATTAACTTCTTATAACACATAAAACAAAAGGGGGCAAATAAATTGCCCCCTCCGTTAATTAAGCACCCGGCGAACCGAAGATACCTAATGGGTCACTTACACCAAATGAGTAACGCTCACGGGCTTTATAGCGACTGTTGCCTGTATCGAAATCAGCATCCATAGAGGTGCTCATTGGGGTACGAACAAAGTGCTTTAGACCGTTAGGAACGTCAGTCATAAGGAACCAAGCGTCTGTGTCAGTCAGATAGTGGTTAACAGTGTAACCTTCTGGGATAGAACCATTGTTGCGAATCGCGTTCAGGTCATTATCCGCAGTTCCAACACGACCTTCGGTTTCGAGCAAACGAGTTGCAACAAACTGAAGATTGGGTGGAATTACCAACTTACGAGGCTTAGCTGCAATCAGCAGACCACGCTCATCCGTCCAACCTGCAATCTGAATAACGGCGGCTTCAAGAGAAGTCTCGTTAAGGTCAGCAGCAACGGCTGGGCGGTTTGAGTTAGACCCGCCAGACACCAATGGGTGGTCGGTTGCACAAAGTGCTTTACCGTCACCGTAAGTCGTGCCAGCAGCAAATGCGTTGTTCAACACAGATGCGCCTTTGACTTGCTTGGTGTACGCCATAGCGCGAGCGAGAGCCTTGGTGTAACGAGCAGACAGTGAGTCATACAAGTTATCTTCGATAGCTTCCTCAGTAATAGCGAAGCCCATCGCCACGGTCTCGTGCGTGTAGCGTGCAGTCCATGCTTCTTGAGCATTGTCATACTCAATCGCGGCACCTTCATCTTTAACAGGTGCTGCTGAGAAGCCGGATAGCTTGGTTTCCTCTTCAAATGAGCGATCTGAAGATTCGGTTTCATAAATTTCGGCGTGCTCTTCACCGTATTTTGCGTACTCCATTCCGAACAAAGCGTTCAGGCCGGGCAGGAGTTCTTTAAGTAACTGGGCGCGTGAAATAGCCATTGTCTACTCCTCCTTATACGCCAGTCGTGTTGCTATACTGATGGCCTGCGTTCCATTTAACGTAGGCTTCGGTATAACCACCCGAGCTGTTCTTGGTTTCCTCGACCAACCCGACAATACGGAATGGAAGAGTATTAGTGGTTGCAGACGTGTCAGAGATCGCACAACGAGAGTTACCCGAAGTGGAATCACCAGTGTTGTCTACACCCGCGACGTTTGCACCAACATCAGTCTGAGCAAGATCACCAATAGTTGTACCAGAAGATACAACAGCGGCCTTGAACAGAAGATCGGTACCATCTGCAATGAATGCTTCAATGTCAGATGCGGCGGTGCTTGCAGGATACGACTGACGCCATACCTTGTAACCAAGGTTAGGGTCGGTGTATGTGCAACCGAGGAAGACACCAATAGGTGTCATGGCAGCATCGAACGTATCACGTTCAATAGTGCCTCCGGTGACAAGTTTAACAGCGTCTCCGTAAAAGATGGAGGTAGCATAGCCACTAGCAATAGGCATGTGACGAGTTACACCCACGAAAGGAGAGCCGCTCAACAGTTTCACCGGAACTAGGCCGTAAGGCCCGCTTACAGTAGGATAAGCCATTTTAAGCTCCTATTTTAAGTTCCGTTACCAAATGTAACCTTCGATTTCCTGTCGTTAAACAAGGGCATACGAGGGTCGTTCTCGCGCATCAAGTTGTTGTCAACGGACTGCATCTGAGAACGTGCTTGTTGACCATAGTAGTCATTACGTTCTTCGACGAGTTCTTCTGGAGCTTTACACAGCAATAGGCCACCAATCACTACGTTGTCTTTGAATCTATCGTTTTCGATAGTAACAAGCGTAATTTCTGGATGGTCTGTTGCCTTTACAGGCTCCCAACCTTCGCGCAGTTTGGAGGAAACATTCGTGGCATCAACGGTACCCAACGAACTCACTCTGATCCAACGAAATTCATAACCCGGCTCGGGATTCGGTGCGGGTAACACCTCTGGACGCTGCCAAGCCTTTTTACGGGTCGTTTTTTCACGAGATTCGTGTTCTCGATTTATACGATTTTCAGCCATTTTCTTTCCTCATATCTAATGCAACCTGTTTGGCGTACTGTTCTGGGGTAAGACCTAAACGTTTTGATAAAGTCAGTTGTGTCTGCGTTAACCTAATTTTCTTAGGTGCTGTGCTCCGCGTAGCGGGTGCAACCACATTGGACTTTCTCTTCTGTTTCCGTTCTACCTCCGGTTCATCCTCGAAGTTCTCGGGGAATAACTGTCGCATACGAGAGTCAATTCGCTCGTAGTAGTCATCACTTTGAGGGCTTACGCCCTCGTTGACAAGTTTATTGTGCAACCCCAGAGCATAACTTGTCATCTCAACGTCCTGATTGAACCAAGGGTTAGCTTCTTGCCAAGCTGATGCCCTTTCGTCAATTTGAACAGGCTCTGGAGCGGGTTCTGTTGCAACCTTAGCAGGAGTTTCATCCTCCTGTAAAGCTGGTAACTTGAAATTATTTAACC